CATCACGTTTGGCTCAACGGGGCTAACGCCAAGCACGGCAACGACGGGGGCAGTAACAGTTGCTGGAACATTAGCGGCAGCAAATGGTGGCACGGGTGTAGCCAATAACGCCGCAAACACAATCACGTTCTCTGGTGCTTTTGGCATCACGATGACGCTGACCAGTACAACTGCGATCACGTTCCCAACATCTGGGACGCTTGCAACCCTTGCGGGTACTGAGACGCTGACCAACAAGCGTGTCACCCAACGCGTCAATTCCATCACTGACTCTGCCACGATCACCCCTACGGGTGATTCTTCAGATCAGTACAACGTCACGGCCCTAGCGCAGCCTGCGACCGTTGCAGCGCCTTCTGGAACCCCTACAAGCGGGCAGAAGCTGATCCTGCGCATCAAAGACAACGGAACGGGTAGAGCCCTGACTTGGACTACATCTTCTGGTGGGTATCGGGTGGTTGGCGTAACGCTTCCTACTACTACAACGGCAAACAAGACTGCCTACATTGGGTGCATCTACAACTCTGATGCCACCTTCTGGGACGTTGTTGCTGTCACGACGGAGGTCTAATGATCAAGATTGACTTTGAGTTTGACACCCGCCACGGGATTTACCGGGATGCCATCACACTGCCAGATGACCACCAGTTCACTGACCAGCAGATTGAAGACATGAAGCAAGCCCGCGTAGATGTGTGGCTGGCATACATGGACAACCCTCCTGCTCCTAGTGAAGAGCCAGAAACCGTTGAAATTGACGGTGTGACGTACCAGAGGGTTTAAGAATGGCGACGAAGTATTGGGTTGGAGGCACAGGAACGTGGGATGCTGCCACGGCCACAAATTGGTCTGACACCAGCGGTGGATCAGGTGGAGCTATTGCTCCATGTGCTCTGGATGATGTTGTTTTCAACTCGGCTTCAAACGCTCTTGCTTACACAGTCGCAATCTTTACAGGCGCTGTCTGCCGCGACTTGACTATTGCTGGCCCTGCATCTGGAAACGTCACTGTTACAGGTAGTGGTGCATTAGGCATTTTTGGAAGCCTGACGCTTCCAGCTACGGGAATTACTAGAATCTATGCGGGTCCGATTACATTTCGCGCCACAACGACAGGTAAGACCATCACGACTAATGGCATTTCACTTGGGAGTTCAGTCACATTTAATGGAACTGGCGGCGAATGGACGCTTGGCAGTGCTTTTAACACTACTGGAAGTGTGACATTTACAGCAGGAACATTAACTACAGCAAATTACAACTTTACATGCTCATCTTTTCTTTCTGGGGCCACAGGGAGCGGGACAATAAATCTTGGTTCTAGCGCTGTTTCTTGTTCTCAATTTAAACTAGCGGATGCTGTAACTCTTAATGCTGGAACATCTAGTATTACTTGTAGTAGTGCTACTGCTAGCGATCAGTTTGGTTACTCAACAAACACTGTTGGGCACACTTATTATAATCTTACACAAAATAATATAACCGCTAGTTATTCGATATTTGCGAACAATACGTTTAACAACCTAACATTAGCAACAATTACTGGCACACTTCAAGTAATAACATTAACTGGTAATCAAACTATAAATGGTACGTTTACTGCTTCTGGTTCTGGGGCAATAGGTAGGCTGATGTTGCAGTCCAATGTTATCGGTACAGCAAGAACGCTTACCGTAGGGACGGTGGCTGCACTGACAGACGTTGATTTCCGCGACATTACCGTAGCTGGCGCATCATCTCCGTGGTCTGGAACCCGTTTGGGAGACTGCGGCGGCAACACAAACATTACGTTTGGCGCTGGTGTAAACAAGTATTGGAATCTGCCAGCAGGAGGCGCATGGACTGCTGCAGCATGGGCTACATCAAGTGGTGGAACGGCAGATGTTCTGAACTTTCCCCTTGCTCAAGACACGGTAATCATTGAGAACACTGGACTCAACACAAGCGCATCCATTACTGGGTTTGGTGGGTTCAACCTCAAGACACTTGATTGCAGCACAAGGTCTAATGCGGCCACATTGGGTGGGTCAAGCCCAAGAATTAATGGGAACTTGACGCTCAGTACGTCAATGACTGTGACAGGTTTGTCCGTATTGTTTGAGGGCAGAACAACTCAAACTATTACGTCTGCCGGAAGAACCTTATCAGGTATAACCGTAAATAACTCTGGAGGCACCGTAACACTTGCAGATGCATATAATGGGTCAACTATTACCCTTACCTCTGGGACATTTGGCACCAGTAATCAAAACGTAACTTTGTCTAGTTCCTTAGGCGTAACTGTAAATTCGTTGTCAAAGACAATAACGCTTGGCTCAAGTACGGTTTCTTGTAGCACGGTTGGGAACGCCACCACAGGTGCATCAAACTTTACGTTAAATGCTGGCACTTCATCAATTACAGCCTCAAGTAATCAATTTGGAATTTTGGGAGTTGCTGCTACGTTTTACAATGTTACATTAACAAGTGCTGGGGCAATATCATTAAATGGCACCAACACTTTTAATAACCTGACGTTTACATCTCCTACCGCCACAGGAGTTACTGCAATTACACTAATTGGCAACCAGACCATCAATAGCACTTTGGCTTTAGCTGGTGGCACTTCTGTTACGCAAAGAATGGGCATAGTAAGTGACACTCCGGGTACTCAAAGAACAATTACTGCAGCAACAGTATCTAGCCTGACGGACATTGACTTCCGTGATATTCAAGGCGCTGGTGCAGGCAACTGGACGACAGGCACCAGACTTGGAAACTGCGGAGGAAACAGCGGTATTACATTTCCCGCAGCTAAAACAGTCTACTGGAATCTTGCTGGTACAAACAACTGGTCAGCTACGGCATGGGCTACAGGTAGCGGTGGGTCGCCAGCAGCAAACAACTTCCCACTAGCCCAAGATACAGCAGTATTTGATGACACTGGTGCTGTTGGTACGGTAACAATAAATGCCGCATGGAATATAGGCACGATTAGCGCAGGCGGAAGAACAAGCGCATGGACTCTTGCCGGATCAGCTTCGCCATTTATTTCTGGTGATGTAACTTACGGCTCAGGTATCACAGTAAGTAATACTGGAAACTTGCAATTTATAAAACCAGCAACTCAAGTATTTACAACGGCTGGAAAATCAATACCGCATCTTACAAATATCAATAATCCATCTTGTGTTTTTCGACATGGTGATGCCTATACTTCAACTTCAAGCATAGTTGTTACAACAGGCACCTATGAAACACAAAATTACAATATATCTATTACTAACTTAAGTAGCAGCAATTCAAATACAAGAACTATTACGCTTGGTTCTAGTACATTAACGTTGACTGCTGCTGCTAGCCCAATACAGTTTTCAACATCAACTGGGCTGACACTCAACGCTGGAACGTCCACTATAAAATTAACAGCGTCTGGCACAAAAACTTTTGCTGGTGGCGGTCTCGTATTTAATAATGTTGAAATTACAACAGCGGGCGGTCAAGGAGTAACAATTACAGGTAGTAATACCTTTAATACGTTCTCTAATGTTGCGTACGCAAATTTGACGCTCACATCCGGCACAACACAGACATTTACAAACTTTAACTACACAGGCGCGTCTGGTAGCGTAGTTAATATTTTGACGTCAACGCCGGGGCTGACTGCAACTTTTCAAAAGTCCACTGGAACTTGGTACGCGGGCGCAAACTCTACGGACGGCGGAAACAACACAGGTTGGACGTTCACTGCTGGTGGGTCTACAGACTATGTGTACCTCAAGGACATCATTGCGGCGATTGGCCCCGCAGGTTCATCAAAGTTCTTCTTCATGTTTGGGAACTGATCATGTTAGAAGTATTAAGTGGTGGTATCTTTGGATCGTTGATTGGTGGACTGTTTCGTCTTGCTCCAGAAGTAATCAAGTTTTTTGATAGAGGTAATGATCGCAGGCATGAGCTTGCAATGTTTACTCTTCAAACTGAACTTGAAAAAGTTAAGGGGCAGTTTAGGATTGAAGAGCGTTATGTTGACCATAGCGTAAATCAACTTAGCGCGATTCAGGAAGCCTTCAAAGAACAATCTGCCACCGCTACTGCTTCTTACAAATGGGTGGCTGCACTGTCTGCGTTAGTGCGACCAATGATTACATATGTTCTTTTTGGCTCATACATTGCCATTAAAAGCATTGTCATCATCTATGCTGTCAACTCTGGTGCAACGTGGCATGACATTGCCGTCAATCAGTGGACTGCTGAAGACTTTGGCATGCTCAACATGATTTTGACATTCTGGTTCGTTGGTCGAGCAATTGAGAAATATAGGCAGTGATAGCTGAAGCCATCCACATTGCCAGAGAGGTTTTGTGTAAGCATTTTGAGGGATATGCTAGACGTCTTCCTAATGGTGATTGTCATGCCTATCCCGACCCCGGCACAGGTGCAGAGCCTTGGACGATAGGATGGGGCAGCACCGGCCCTGAAGTGAAGCAAGACACTGTGTGGACTGCAGAACAGGCTCAACAGTCTCTTGATCATCATTTACAATACTTCTGTGAGGGAGTATTACAACTTTCTCCAGCGCTGCAACAAGAGCCTGCAAGACGTCTTGCTGCAATTATCTCTTTCGCGTATAACTGCGGACTCAGAAACTATCGTATATCGACGTTAAAGAAGCGTGTTGACGCTAAAGATTGGGATGGTGCAGCAGAAGAGATAGTGAAGTGGAACAAAGCTGCTGGTAGAATAATGACAGGTCTTACCAGACGTAGACAAGCAGAAGCGAAACTACTCAAATGACTATTCCATCTTTGTTAAAAATTGTTGGTAGAGAATATAACGTAGTGAAGGTTGAAGAATACAACGGACAAGTTGGTGGTGTAGATTTTGAAACAAGCACGATTGGCGTCAAGGACGGACAACAGAAGCTGTTAGAAGCTGATACATTGTTACATGAATCGTTACATGTCATTGATGAAATATTTCAACTTGAACTATCAGAAAGGCAGGTATATTGTATTACTAGCGGACTAATTGCTCTTCTTAGAGATAACCCCGCTCTAATGCTATATATTAACGATGCCCTAATTTCACCGAGAAAAGTATGAGTAAATTCACTGCAAAGCAAAAAGAAATCGTAGCACGTAAGCTTGGCTACGACGGCCCTATGCAGGGCTTTGATGAGTTTCTTCAAAGCTCTCCTGCTTTGCAGATGAAGTATGGCATGGTGGCTGATAAGTATACCGAACGCATGGCTAAGGGTGGTGTTGTTCGTAAGTATGCTGATGGTGGTGCTGTTCTTAATATATCCGCTGACGCAACAGCGCAAGAAAAAGCTGCTGAATACAATCGTCTTTCTTCGAAAGGATTTACAGACGCGCAAATTCGAACTGCTGCTGATACTAAATTCGGCAAACAAACAGACGCTGATTGGACAGCGTTGCAAGGCATTGCAGCTACAGGCGGCACTTCTAAGCAGGATACAGTAACGGATGCTAGCAGGTTCACCGTGGACGACGCAACAGGTGGTGCAGCTACAAAGCAATTTAAGCTGAACATTGACACTAAAACAGCAACAGCAGCACAGAAGGCTGCTGAATTCAATCGTCTGCGTTCTGAAGGATTCACTGACGCTGAAATTCGTGCTGGTGTTGACACTGCTCTCGGCACTAAGCAAACAAACGCTGATTGGACAGCGTTGCAAGGCATTGCAGCTACAGGCGGCACCACTCTTCCAAGAACAAATCCAACTACACAATACACAGACACTGGTGTTCCCATTGCTGGTGTAACGCAAAATGTACAGGTGCAACAAACATCTACAAGTGGGATGACGCTTGATCCTACAAAGCCTGAGTATCAACTCGGTGCTGCCCCTACAGCAGACTTAAAGACGGTAGGAACAACGTCACAGGCTTCAGCAGCACCTGTAGCTGCTGGTCAATCATATAGCGCTACCACTGCCACTGGTGATGTCCAGACGCAGATGGATAAGCTAATGGCTGCGCAGGGCACAGTGTCTGCTGGTGCTCAGATGACAGCGGCACAGGGAACGCTATCTAATGCCGCTAAAGCTGTTGCTGCCGAAAAGGGAACAGCAGCAACTGTAAAGGCTCCGGGTGCGCTGACGGCAACGGATGCGATGTTCGCAGACGCTGCCACTGTTGCAGACGTTGGTGGTGCTCCAAAGGCTACAGCAGAGACGTCAGACAAGACCTTTACAGCAGAAGCTGCAAAGCTTGCTGGAACTACTCCAGAAGCAGCCGCTGTCACTGACTACACGCTTGGCGCTGCAGACACGGCAAAGATGGCAGCGACTACAGTTGAAGACGCTGCTAAGGCTGATGCTGCTAAGACAGCTACAGCACAAACGATGGCAGCACCGACAGATGTTGCTGCTGCTAAGTTTGCTGGTGAAACCCCGACAGCAACTGCTGCCACTGACTACGCTCTTGGTGATGTTGGTGCAGCGACATTGGCGGCAACTGGTGTTGAAGCTGCTGCCAAAGCTGGTGCTGCTGAACAAACAAAAGCAGCAACAATGGCTGGCCCTGCTGCTGTCACTGCTGCTAAGTTTGGTGGTACAACTCCACAAGCTCAAGCGGCTACCAAGTATGAACTTGACGCTGTACAAACTGCTACGTTGACAGCAACGGCTGTTGAAGCTGCCGCTAAAGCTGGCATTATTCCTCAAGAGCTTGTTAATCAGACAACGGCACAATCTACAGCAATCGCCCAAGAGCGACAAGTATCTGCACAAGAACTCATTGACGTCACTCAACAGGCTTTGCAGATTAAAGAACCAGTACAGGCTGTTGCAGCCGTTGCTGATAAGCTTAATCAAGATGCGATTGCCATTGCACAGCAGGGTAATTTCAGCCAAGCGCTAGCAACGGCGCAAGAAGGTCGCGTTGAAGCTGCTTCCACTGTGCAGGGACAACTTGCAACAATGATGCAGCAGTTTAATGACGGTACTCCTGCATGGGCTGCTGGTGCTATTCGCGCTGCTAATGCGGCTATGGCAGCACGTGGTCTTGCTGGTAGTAGCATGGCTAGCGCTGCCATTATTCAAGCGGCTATGGAGTCTGCTACACCCATTGCTGCGGCAGATGCTCAAGCATTTGCAACAATGCAGATGGCAAACCTGAACAATCGACAACAGGTTGCTTTGACAAACGCTGCTGCTGCTCAGAATCTTGAGCTTGCAAATTTGAATGCTCGCCAACAGGCTGCATTGCAGAATAGCGCAAATGGTTTTTCTTTGCAGTCTCAGAATCTGTCTAATCAGCAGTCTGTTGTTCTTGCAAATGCTCAACTTCGTGCTGCTGCACAAGAGAAAAATCTTGACGTAAAGACATCTGTTGCATTGGCGAATGCGTCACGTTATGCCGAAGTAAACAATCTTAACTTGTCTAATCGACAGCAGGCAGCACTTCAGAAGTCGTCTGAGAATGTTCAGATTGATCTGACAAACTTGAATGCTCGTCAACAAACAGCAATAGCTAATTTGCAAGTGCGCGCTGCTATTTCTGGTCAAGAGCTTAGTAATGAACAACAAGTGTCAATGCTGCGTAGCACTCAATCGTTTGATGCTGCTCAATTTGGCGCTAATGCAAAACAACAAGCATTCATTGCAGACTTCCAAGCACGTGCGGCGTTGCAGGGACAGGTGTTGTCGAATCAACAACAGACTGGATTGTTTAATGTTAGTTCTATTCTAGAAGAACGTAAGATCAATCTCACCAACGAACAACAAACTATGTTGTTCAATGCATCAAATGCTCTTCAAGTTGACATTGCAAACCTGTCTAATACGCAGCAAACAGCGCTGGCAAATCTGCAAGTAAGGGCATCGTTGCAAGGTCAAGAGTTGTCGAATGAACAACAGATGGCTGTGTTGGAAAGCACACAGACTTTTGAGGCTGCTCAGTTTAATGCCAATGCAAAGCAGCAAGCCTTTGTTACAAAGTTTAATGCCGACGCTGCACTGAAGGGACAGGTGTTGTCGAATCAACAGCAGACGCTGCTGTTCAACGCTAGTGCTGTATTGGATGAGCGCAAGATTGAGCTTAGTAACGAACAACAAACTATGTTGTTCAATGCTTCCAATAAGCTGCAGGTTGAGACAACAAATCTGTCAAATAAGCAACAAACAGCGCTGGCAAATCTACAAGTTAGTGCTACGCTGCAAGGACAAGAGTTGTCGAATGATCAGCAGATGGCTGTGCTGCAAAGTACACAAAACTTTGAGTCTGCACAGTTTGAAGCAACAGCACAACAGCAGTCTTTCATTGCTCAATATAACGCTGATGCTGCGCTGAAAGGTCAGGTGCTATCGAATCAGCAACAGACTGCGTTGTTCAACGTTAGCAGCCAATTGCAAGAGCGTGGATTGCAGTTTAACGCAGAACAGCAAACGAATATGCTGAATACGACAAATGCCATGCAGATGGAATTGTCGAATCTGTCGAACAAGCAGCAGACTGCGCTTGCTAATGCACAGATTGATGCCGCAATGAAGGGTCAAGAACTCAGCAATAAGCAGCAAGTAAGCATCACAAACGCTTCACGTGTCGCTGAAATTGCAGGCATGAACTTCACTGCAGAGCAACAACAGGCTCTAGCAAATGCCAACTTCATTCAGCAGATCAATGTAAAGGACATGGACAATAAGCAGGCAACAATACTTGCTAATGCCGCTACTGCTGCAACGATGGATATGGCAAATCTGAGTGAACGTGGTCGTGCTGCTGCTCAGAATGCTCAAGCCTTCTTGCAGATGGACATGGCAAATCTGTCGAATACACAACAAACATCGTTGTTTAAGGCACAGGCTCTTTCACAGGCTGCGTTGTCTGATGCTGCTGCTCAGAATGCGTCAAAGCAATTTAACGCTAGCAGCAAACAACAGGCTGATCAGTTTTCTGCATCATTGACTACGCAAGTGTCGCAGTTTAATGCTACACAGACCAACGCAATGAATCAGTTTAACACTGGTCAAACGAATGCGATGACGCAGTTTAACTCGCAGATGAAGTCGCAGCGTGAGCAATTTAACGTGCAAAATCGCACAGTTATCGATCAAGGAAACGCGCAACTGTTGGCGCAGGTTAGCACTGCCAACACTGCTGCTGTCAATGCTGCCAACATCGCTAACGCGCAATCCATGAATAACATGACGATGGCGCAATATAATAACGAGACGATGCTCTATCGCGACCAAGTGAAGATGGTGTACGATACATATGAACGCGCTGAAGACAGGGCTGCGTCGATGGCAACGGCTTTGTTGCAGGCTGATGTACAACGAGAAGGCATTGATGCTTCTACAAGCGCATCGTATGGCAAGTTGCTTGGTTCATTGCTCGGCACCTCTGCTGGTGAAAAAGCGGTAGATAAGGTTGTTGGTTGGGTTAGCAACTTGTTTCCCGGCGGTTAAGGAATAATAATGCAAAACTACAAAAAGTTTAGGGCGCAAGTTGAAGAGCGCATTAGCAAGATGAATAAGAAGCCTTCAAAGAGCGAAGGCGGCATCATGTCTCGAAAGGACAAAATGCCGTCACCTGAGAGCGACTACATCGACACCATCGCTTCTTACATCGCTACTATTCGCAAGACAGCACAGAAAGTGAAGGCAAAGAATGGCTCCTGATTTTCTCCATCAACCTATTCCCGGCATTTCGTTGACAGGCGAACCCGGCAATGCTCCGTGGGAACAGCCTCCGAAGCATACATCGCTTGATGAAGTTGTTGATTACTACTCAGATAGGCTTGTTGACGAAGACATGATTGTTAATGTCATTGACGTCATCAAGCGCGATGTGCCGTTGCTCACTATTGCTGAAGGAATGATTAGAACCGGCATCATGGAAGGCATGCACACTATCGATGCAGGCATGTTGGTAAAGCCTATATTGGTTGAGCTGATGATTGCACTTGCTGAAATCTATGGTGTCAAGTATGTCATCCAAGCTGAAGATATTGATTCGATGAGAGCTATGCCAATTGAAGCTATTGATAAAGTAGTATCAGAAGCTGTTACACAAATGCAGGAAGTCAAAGCAGAAGCCGGTGGTAGTAGCCTCATTGCTCGGAGGAAGAAATAATGGCATTTAGTCTCGCTGGATTTGGCGCTGGCCTTGCTGAAAGCATGTCTGAGCGCATTGAAGAAGAGCGTAAGTTTTCCAATCTTGCTCTGCAGGGACGCATTGAACGTGCGTCTGAGTTGAAGCTGCAGCAGGATAAGCAAGCTAAGGAGATAGAGGATGAGCTTCGTTCGCGTAAAGCCGAACTTGTTCAGCTTGGCGTTGACGATCCTGAGCTTCAGAAAGCCTATTTGTTTTCTCCTACGGTTTTTGAAGCTTTTAAGAAAGCAAAATCAGACCCGGAGATGAGCCTTAAGATCGATCCTAAAACTTTTATCGCTGCAAATAAGCAGCTTCTCTCAACAATGACAGGCACTGTTGATGATGCTATTAACAACGCTGTTCGTGCTAAACAACAAGTAGAGCCTGCAAAGCTGCTGGAGCCGCAAGGTCGGTCATCATTCTTTGCTCCGTCTGCAGGGTCGCAAAGCAAGCGTTTTGAGCAGCTTGCATCAGCCCGTGGCTTGACGATGGAGGATGTGGCACGTGCTGAGTCTGGTGTTGGGCCTAAGATGCCTGAGCCTGCTGGTGCTATTAATTTTGATGCATATCCGAAAGCAGAAAAGAAGCCTCTTGGTGGTGCTGCAGAAGAAGAGGCGGCAACTGGTAGATATTTGAGGCTTCTGAGGGAAAAGGGGGAAGACGATCCTGCTACTAAAGCCGCTGAAGCTGAAGCTAAACAACTCGCTTCCGCAAGGAAAAAAGTAGCTCCAGAGTTGACAGATCAAGAGTTTGATCATGCTAAGAATATGTCAATGGCAAATAGTATTTTGTCTCAAAGACAAAAGTATTCACCAGAACAGATTCAATGGGCTGAAAGCTATCGTAAAGAATATAAAACTGTTCAGAAAAAATACGAAGATAGCGGTGAGAAAAATCCGTTTGAGCCTAATAAGGTGGGCACATTCCAGACGACTCTCAGAAGGGCTGCACAGGACGCTGTAAGCTATACGTTTGGCAAAAAGCCGGGGTGGACGCTTGTTGATGTGGTTGAGGGTGATAAAATCGTTGGGCAAAAGCCAAAGTATAACGGGCAAATTCCACAAGATGTATTTAACGAAAACGTAACATATGTTGAAAAACAGGGAATGCTTGCGATGGGAATGCAAGCGGGGTGGATTGAAAAAGACGGCACTGTTCGCAATCCTGCGCTAAGGGGAGCGATGGCTAATATGTTTGAGTTTGATGGTGACAAATTGAAGCCGCTTTCTAAGCCTACGCGAAGTCTAGACGTCGAAGCAAAGCCTACAACAAGAACACTGTCGCCACGAACAGGAGCGGCATCAGCCGCGTCAGCGCCTGCAGTTTCTGATGCATTCGCTGAAATAGGTCGGAAGCCAGCGTCAGCGGCTGCGCCTGCTGCTGCTGCCAGAAAACCTGCAGAGCCTAAAACAACGGCAGAATTTGAGGCGCTACCACCGGGCACACCATACATCAACCCTAAAGATAAACAAGTGTACATCAAGAACTAATCATGGCACTAGACTTCTCAAAATTTGGCACACCTGTTGAGTCTTCTTCTGCGCTGGATTTCTCAAAGTTTGGTACGCCTGTAGAGCCTTCTTCAACACCAGACTTTTCAAAGTTTGGCACACCCGTTGGTGGCGCTCCAGACACCATTGAGAAGATTCGTCAAGAAGCTACCGATGCTCGTAAGCAATGGCAACAAACGGGTCTAGCCCCATCGACAACAGCGCCCGTTGAAGGCACTGGTGGTGCTGCCTTTGGTGTCTTTGCTGCGCAGGGTAAGCAGCGCCAACAAAACATCGAAGCTCGTAAGGAACAACAGAAAGCTCTAGAGATTCCCTATCAAGAGCTAATTACTCGCGACGACTATCTCGACGTCATCAACAAGGGCATGAAGGCTGTTGGTGAGCGTCCTTTTGATCCAGCTAAAGAGACTCGCAAAGAATTCGTTGATCGTGCTTACACCAATCGACGTCTGACAGAATACAACAACGTCTTTGGATTGGTGCCAGAACTCATTGCTATTAAAAACTCTGGTGCAGATAAAGCCAATCAGATTGCGCAGTTCCGTCAGCTTTATTCGGAAGCTGAAGACAATCCGAATAAGTTGAAGGCTGGTCTTGATATTGCTTATGCAGTTCTCACTGACGCATCAACATACTTAGGTTTCGGTTTTGGTAAGGCAGCTTCCAGTATTGTTGCTCGTACTGGTGTTAAATCGCTTGCAGAAGAAGCAACAACACGCGCTGCACAGAAAACGGCATTAGGTAAAAGAGCTAAACTGGCTGAAGTGGGCGTGTCTGCTGGCACTGAATCTGCCATTGGTGGAGCAAGCTACGCTACTCAATTGCGTCTTGATCAAGAGACAGCGCGACAACAAGGCAAAGAAGTGCCAGAGTTTAATGAAGCTGGTGCGATTATGGCAACGCTATTGCCCGGTGTTGTCAGCGGTGCTGTGTCGGCAAAGCTGACGAAGGCTCCGACGATTAAAGAACGTGGCGAAATCATCAATGAGTATGCCGATCCTGACAAGCTGAAAGGTGGTGTTTCTAAGTTTTTCAGAACACGCAACATCACACCAGACAACCCTACAGCACCTCCGACACCGGCTGAACAAAGCATATCTAAAGCTCTCAGCAAAGACTTTGAAGACGTTCATTCGCAATATGTCAAAGCTCATGGTAAGAGCCTGCTAAATCAAATTGATCCAGCAATGGATGTCACAGACAGCAAAGTGAAGGAAGCATATAGCAGGACGGCTGTGCGCTTTGCTTTGAATGTGATGAAGGACAACCCTGAGCAGTTTGGTTTCAATCCTGCAAAGGAACTCGTCAGCGATGCCATCTATCGCACGTTGTCACAGGTAGACAAAATTGATGACGCAACATTAGAGTCTGCAATTAACAAGGCTGGCTTGCGTCCAGATCAGTTTGCTGCAATGACGAAGACGACAGCGTCTGAAGCTGGTCAAATCTTGCAAGCCTATTCTGCTACAGCAAAAGTTCTGAAGCGCATGCGTGAAGTTAGCCCCGGCTTCAACAAAGAGATGAAAGAGTTGTATGGGGCTGACAGCGATCAAGTAAGTAATATATCGAAAGGAATTAGTGCCATAAAGCGCGGTGAGCGTGAATCTCTGGCATGGATTACTTCTGGTATTGATACGTTGGCTCGTAATATCTACGGAGCTGCAATTGTTGCACCATTAAATACTGGTGTAAAGATGATTGAGGGTGTTGGCTATAGTGTTGGTAGAGCATTGAATGCTGCTGAAGGACAACGGACAAGTACGTTGTTTAAGTCAATGGGTGATGAGTTTAAGGATGCTACCAACTTTTATTTCTACTTAAACAAAGCCAATCTTTCTGAAGACATTACAGAAAAGCTATTGACGAACAATCCAACACTGCTCAATCGCATGTCGTCGTCTACGCAAGACACAGCGATTGATGACGTCAGCAAGGTTGCTCGTTGGTCACAGACGCTTAACACTGCTATTGATGGTCTTCAACGCCGAGCAGCATTTGCTGCCTCTGTTGAGACACAGCTTCGTCGTGTCGGCATTGATATGTACAAGGACATATTGACTAAGAACAAGGATGTTCCTGTTGATATTCTGAAGCGGGCTGTTGATGATTCTTTCAAGTCAACATTTTCATACTCACCAAAAGAGTTTGCAAAGACGCTTTCTTCTGTCGAAGATGGTGCAGAGAGGTTTACGGCAAAAACAATTAAGGTTATTGAAAGTATTCCGTTCTCAACGGTTGCAATTCCGTTTGCCCGATTTGTTTCTAACGCGCTTGCGTTTCAATATAAATACAGCCCGTTAGGATTTGTTGGCGCTGCGGAATATATTACTCAGGCTGGTAAGTTTCAAGCAGCAGGACAGACGAAAAAAGCAGAGATGGCAATGCGTGAAGGATTTACA